GGCTAATCCGTCCTCCGGCCGCCGCAACGAGCCTGCCACTTGTGTTCAAATCCGAACTGGTCGGCCAGCGCTTCACGCTCGTTAGCGAGCATGACCATCCACGATCCCCAGCCGGTTGCCCGCTCGAACTCCTTGTCGATCTCATCGACGCGGGCGTGCGCCTCATCCCTTGTCATTGGAATCCTCCGCCGCTGCGATCATGGCGCGGTAGTCGCGCTTAGCTGTTGCTGCGTATCGCTTTCGGCGTCGATCTGCGGCGATGTATGCTTTGATAATCGCGGGGGTCGGCTCTCTCGGCACCAGCACCATGTCTCCGAGGTCGGCGGAGAGGGCGGCTTGGGCCGCATCTCGACATTCATCCATTGTCAGCGCGTTGAATGTGATGTGGCGCATCGCCCGCGCCGCGTTCTCAATTGCTTGGGGTGTGGGTTTCACTTCTCGCTCCCTTCAAGCGCGGCGCGACCCGCCTCGGTGATGGAGGCTCGGCGGTGGAAGTATTTATCGTTTATCTCCAATAGGCCGAGGGCCGCCAAGGAAGACACTACCCGAAGCTGGTCTGGATAGACTTTGATGCTCCCGCCGAGGTCGCGGGCGATCTGGAGCGTAACGCGCTGCGCCTTACTCAGCTTCATGCTTCACCTCCTGCGCCAGCTTGCGGATGGCGGCGGCGCATTCCCGACGGACCTGCCGGTCGATATCGTCGTCATCCTCGTGCGTCGTATCTTCCGCCACATTCGCCGCCCGCTCGTATGCCTCGGCAAGCGCACGCTCGGCGCGGTTGCACTCAACGTTTGCAATCGTCATCTGGCGCTCAAGGTCGTGTCTGATCGCATCGACTTCCGCCTCCAACTCGCGGACGCGTGCTTCGGCGGCGAGAGCGCGCCGGACGAATGGAGATTGATCGCCGTCGAACCACATCGGCTTTAGGCCGACCTTATCTAACAGGCCCGCAGCGGCTTCACGCATCTCTGAGCGCCTAAGTGCCGACTGGCAATGGATGATCGCGCTAAGCCCAGCGTGGAGCGCGTCTCTTTCTTTACGCAACCGCGCGACAAGATCGTCAGTCATGGCGGGCTCCTGATTTCAAGCGCAAGTGGTTTTGTTTTGCGCACTCAGCCATCCCCTCGGGGTCGTTCATCGGCTGGTCCATCCATAGGAAGTCAACTAGGTTGACGCCTTCGACTACGCCGATGTTGAAGTCATCGGAACCGCGGCTACACCATCCAGCACGCACGGCATCTCTATGCGTCGTGTGTCGAATTCCATCCCAGCTATATACGCACTCGAAGCCATGCTCTTGGTTGCCGACGATAGACGGTTCGATGACGATGTATTCGCGCTTGTTAGCCATTTGACCGCCCTCCGTTGAGCGCGGCGCGGGCCACGTCGCTCAAATCGCGTCGATCGAACGCAGGTCCATGCGGATGCGGCTTGTAGATTTCCGGGTTGGCGTAGAACGCGAGCGCTTTACGCAGCCTCTCTACCTCGCCAGCCGGTGCCGGTGATGGAGGGGCGGTGTAGAGGGGAGTGCACTCGTAAACGCCACTGTCGCCAGTTGGCTTGTGATGCAGATAGACCGTGCCGCCGTCAGCATACGTTACTCGCCACGCCACCGGCTCCTGCGCCTCCCGGCGCGAGGCGAGATAGGAGAGGATGCGTTCGGCTTTGACGACGGCAGGTGGAATGCTGTGCGCGGTACAGCGGTCTGCTGTCGCTCGCGCCTCATCCGCAGACAACCCGTCCTTTAGACCGGCCTCAATCATTGATTTATGAAAACAGAACACATCGGGATCGATAATCCGCGCGATTGCCTCGGCGTCGGTGGTGCATGTGGTCATGATGCGGCTCCCGCAAGGATCATGTGCCCGATGACTTCCGCCATCGCAGGCGGGTTGCTGTCACCAAGTGCCTCTATTCGTTCTCGGCGCTCATGCACGTCCTCTGCGCGCCAAGCATCCAGATCGAAAGACGGGATGGAATCCGGGTCCCAATCACCTCGGGTAGCTGCTGACCTCTTGACGCGCTCAATCGCGGATGGTCCCGCCTGCCAGGCGACCTCCAATCGCGGCAGGCTGGTGCAGGCAAGAATGTACACTCGCCGCCGCGGATAAGGCGCACCAACGTCGCAAGCGCCGAACTCAAATCGGGCGCTGTGATAGCCAGCCTGCGAAAGGTGTCGATGGACCTTGGCTTCCCACGCTGCGTTACCCGGCGGCTGCTCCACGACAAACCATTCGACGCCGGCGTCGAGCCCGGCGCATAGCATGTAGGGCCACAGGCTATGACCTGTGCGCTTACCGTGGATTGCGGCTGCGACGCTGGTTTGCTGGCAGGGCGGTCCGCCGATGATGAGATCAGCGGCGATAGCAGGCATGGTGCGGATGTCGTCATAGATGTGCGTCTCAGAAATGCGTTGAAGCTCTTGTCGGCGGCGCTCGTTGCTTTCGCACAGCGCAACGATTTCAAACGGTCCGGCCCGGCGAAGCCCGATAGAGTGGAAGCCGAGGCAGGAAAACACGTCTAAGACTCGCATCACCGCCTCCCGCTTGCGAGCCGGTCAAGGCGCTCGATCTCTGCGACGATCAGCGCGCCGGCCTTGACCAGATTGCGGCGGCGGTCCTTCGGCTTCCACCAGTCGCGGGACCAAGGCCAAAACAGGTCGCGAATATCTTTCCAGCGGCCATGGATATAAATGGCCTCATCCGCTGGTGTCCCGGACAGAGCGTAGCAGGCAGCCGCGCACGCCATTTCAGCGCGCTCGTGCTCGTCATCGTGCTCCGGCGTCCAGCCTTCGACCTCGATCTGACGACGGCGCTCGGCTGCGACATCGGCAATGGCTTCTGACGGCCCAAGAGCTTTCTCGGGTACAATCGGCGCAGATTGGCCGGACAACATGGAGCTACCGGGCGTCTGCGAGGCTCCAACTTCAATCCCGGTTTGGCCTTCTTGTTTGCCCGATATTGCGTTCGGTGCCGACGCTCCCCTTACCGCGTCCGTAAGGGCGGAAGGCTGGCCTCCGTGGCCGCCGTCAGAACTCTGAATCTCTATCGCTGCCATGATGCGCTGCTCGTAGTCGGCTTGCGCGGCGGATTTGGCGGCGTCGAGAGATTCGGTTTTATTCCACACCGGCTGCCTGAACAGGAACCAGCCGCTGCCATCAGCAGTATTCTCGCGAGCGATGTAGCGACCGAGCGTCGTGTCGGCCCACCATGCACCTTTAACGACGGGATCGTCTCCGCCGCTCGATTGACGCCACTCCAACTCCTTCACCCGCACGACCCGCTCGCGCTGCTGCGCGGAGAGGGCCGCGTAGTATTCATCGACAGCAAAGATTGCGCGGTTCATAGCTTGGAAGGCTTCACGACATCTTTCGGATTCCGTCGAGTGCTCTGAAACGGATTGCATGTCGTCTTCGGCAGCGAATTTCGCAGCCAGATCAGCAGACCGATTCATCCGCAGGCGATATTCGGTTCGGATGCTGTTTAGCGGTTGATATAGAGTTTCGGGCGTCATTCACCCCTCCATCTCGGCAGTCGCGCGAAGGGCGGCGGCGATCAGCGCCATCGTTTTTCTTGACGCCGAGATATCCACAAGCGCTTTCCACCCACGACGATCAATGTCGTCCGCAAGCGCCAGCAGTTCGTCACGCTTTGTCATTGGTGGACTCGCGGTAGGAGTTGAGGGCGCTGTCGATCTGGATATGCAGACCGATGGTGTTCGGCGCGCCGTTCAGCGCGTCGCGCGCTTCTTTCAACGCCTCCGCCAAAGCCTCGACGATATCGGCGCGGATGTATTCTCTAGCGCGAATTTCATTGATGAACTTTCGCGGCGACCATCCGCTCGCCGTGCCGCCCCACGCCCAAATCCTCGCCGGCATCTTGCTCTCAGCCGATAGGCGATCATTGCGTATCCGACATCCGACACGAAGACACATCTGATCTTCGCACAACGTTTCGTCGCGCTCGTAGCAGGTCATCCCCTTAGCCATGATCCACCTCGCTCTTGCTGGCGGCGATCAGGGCGTTTGGTCTGAGCGAGTTTGGTAACGGATACGGCTCGGACTTGCTCTCAGATGGATTCCAGCAAGTCGTTTCACCGACTTGTACCCGCTCAGCCTCACCAAGAAATCTTGCCGTGTCGGGGAATCGTTCGCGTAGATGATCTGGCATCGTTGAGCCCGACCACAGGTCGAAGGTGGTTATGCGTTGACCGGCGTAGGCAGACGGCTCGATATATTCGATATCGAAGCGGCGGCCCGCCATGCCGCGCATTGATCCTGATGTACGATTGCCGGGACCATAGACGTGTCCGTCGATAATCGTCATTGTGCGGTGATCTTTCTCGTATCGCTTTTCTTCCTCAACCCAATAGTTGCAATACCAGCAGAGCCGACGCTCCATCATCTGCGTGTATGACGGCTCGTAATAGGTGTTGCGACCCTCGTTCCCGCATTTGACGCAGGTGTATCGGTAATAGGTCTTGTCGGACTTCCACGTCGTTTCAATCGGCGTAAGGCCGGCCATCTTGCTCGCGGTGTCAGACATGATCGGCCTCGCGGTAAGCCCTAAGGGCCGCATCGATGATCGACAGTGTACCGGCGCCGCTATCCTTGATGCCGAGCCGATCTTGCAGGATGGACACCTGCACGCGCGCCTCTTCAAGAGCCTCGGCCATTTCATGCAGGATGCTGCCGTTCGGTTGGATGTGCGCTTGCGCGATCATGCCGCGCTCCTTCGCAAGTAATTGACCGCTGAAATGCCCATTTCGCGTTCAAGAAAATCGATCACGTTCGGGCAGGGCGGACCGCCATCGTTGTCGATGGCGTCGTAAACGAGTTGAGCAACATCGTGTGTGACCTCGCGGCAGTATCCTTCATCGGGATCGGCCTCGATCACGCGGACGACAACGCCGCTATATTCATCACCAGCAATGTCATCCACGACTTCACGCAGCGAGTTCTTGTCGGTGTCGGTCTCGCGAAAAGCCTGTCCGATGTTCGGGCTGTAGCGGACTTCCACGAAGTAGATTGCGCTCATGTCACGCTCCCGCGCCGATAGCCGCCCAAACAGCAACCATGGCGATGAAAAGAATGATGGAGACAAGTTCGGCTAAGCCGGCGATGGAGAGGGCGCGGAGGATGGTCATGACGCGGCCTCGGCCTTGGCGATGGTCGCCTTCACGACGTGCAACACGTTGACACCATGTCCGCGCTGCGGCGAGTTGGCCCACTGCTTGTCGCACCATTCGAGCGCCGGCAGCGCCATCTGGAGCGCCGCCAGCAACTCCGGCGCGGCCGCGATCAGGCGGGCGTTGGCCGTGCTCAAGCACTGCGCGATAAGATCGCCGGTCGGTCCGTACACGTTGAAAGCGGACAGTTCATTGCCACCCGTCCGCCACGGCCCCGGCGTGTGCTTGCTCTGTGCCATCACGCGGCCCTCCGAGAGGGCTTGCGGATGGACTTGCGGGCGGGCGCTTTCCGGGCGAGTTTTGGTGCAGCCTTCTTGACAGGAGTAGGGCGCTTGACGGTCTGCATGATGGGTTTCATGAACGCGGGCAGACCAATGGACGGCATCACCGTTCGCATCGGCATCAGAACGCCGAATGCTTCGCCGTGATTTGGGAACATGACCAGGGCGGGGTCGAGGTCGTTGAAGGCTGCGACTTGGATCGGCCCCACCTTGTCGCCGCTTAAAATGCCAGCGATCTTGCCAAAAGAGCCAAGATAACCGCCGTTGAAGCTCGCGACAGACGGAGGGGCCTCTATTGCCGCGCTCTTGAGGATCGGCGCCAACACCCGAGGCCAATCGGGATACGTGTCGTCGATGATCGATGACGAGGTACCCCGATAAGTATCGAACGACACCACGCCGTCAGCGTCGATTGTGATTTCGCAGCCGATGTTTTTTGCGGCCTTCGCGCACTGCCGTGCGGTGGCATTGTCCATTTTCACAATGGACGCTGTCTTGCAGTGCCCGGCGAGGTCGTGGATGGCGATCAACCTGTGCCCATCGGTCCCGACGAGAACCGCGCCGCCGTCCGGGTGAGGTTGGATGTAGACGCCATGCAGGTAATAGCGGAACTCGTCCCGGCTCACACATTCCAGACACGCGAGAAACTTCCTCGCGTTGACCTTCGCTCTTGCCGCCTTTGCCATGCCGTCCTCCGTGGTGTGTGGAGGATGTCTAGCACGCTATAGCGTGCCTGTAAAGCACGAAAACGCTATAGCGTGTTTTTTCTTCCCGCCCGCTCCGGGGTGTGGTAGGGGAGGGTGCCCGGGTAAGGCCGGCGGGGGCGGTTGGGTTGGCTGCCCGCTGCCCCGGTCAACCCAGCGGGCATGAAAAAGCCCCGCGATGGGCGGGGCTACTTCCGAAACAACTTGGCCGACAAGCCGGACTGGCGGATCATGGATTTGAGCGTCCCGGTCGGGATATTATCGCCCATGTGATGGGCGGCGACATCGACAAAACGAACGTTCCCGCCGTAACTGCCACGATACCTAACGTGACTGCCGCCGGTCCGATTGTGCTCGATAAACCCGTAGCTTAGCAGAATATCGATGAATTCCCGATAAGTACAGATCAGGCGGGGCACGGAAGCGGGAACTCACGGGTTTCCGTGGCATCCCGCTTCTTCCGGCCGAACAGCGCCGAGACGATGAACGGCCAGGTCCATCGGATTCGCGAGAAGAACGGCACGCGCCGGCGCAAAAGCTGGGTCCTCGTCGGCTCATCTTCACGCATTGCATCCGCAATATACGATTCAATTGCCCCAGCGAGGGTGCTTCGTACCTCTTTGAACGAGGCGCCGGAAACAGCGATATCGAGATCGAGGCAAATCGCTTCCCATGCCCCGTCCCGTCCTCGGGCGACGCAGATCAGCTCCACTGCCATGTTATCCTCCGCAGGCCAAAGGCCTTCAACGCTCGGAATATCGTGGATAACTGTGGCAAGTGCAAGTAAACACTCCGTAGCAGCCGTCATAGGAATCGTGTCCTTGACTCGCGGGCGCGGTCAGGCGCCGCTCGCACGAAGGGCTAGAAGCAAGTCGTAGAGTTGCCGGACCTGGTACAGGTGACGGGCGCTGACGCCCTCCACGCTGCGGATGCTGCGGATTCCTGCGCGGAAACAGATCGGTTAGCCAGCATTCGCCGCTGCTCTTCAGCAACCATCCGTGAGTGTATCTCGGAAGCAGCCTGTTCGCCCTCCGCGTATGTCATTGCTCCAGTGTCAACGCGCTCAGCAACGACCATGAGTGACGTTATCTCTTGGTCGAGAAGATCGGGAAATGGGAGTTGCGACTTGTAGAGGGCGAACGCTTCGCCTCGGCACTTCATCCGATCAAGCATCTGGCCCTTGATTTTCTTGTATTTCAGATCGCAATCAGCAAGCATTCTGTCGGCGCTTGCCTTAACGGCCGCGAACTCTTCTTGGCGTTTCTTCTGCGCGATTATCCCGCAGCCCGCGACCGACATTGATAGCGATATCACAATCGCGGCCTTAATAGCCGACCCGACCCGCATAATATCCTCCCAGCCCTAGTTGCCCCGGATTTTCCACAAATTGCAGCCGTGGTGCAATTCGTCTTTTTGGTGTGCAGCCTAAGACTTCCGCAAGATGGCGCCTAGGCTGGCAATCAGTTCACCTACTCGTCTGCGGTCGGCGCTGCTTAGGCCGGCCACGGGGCGGAGCGCCTCCACAATCTGTCTCGCCGGGTCTGGCTCGAACGACGCTTCCAGCCGCGCCAGAATCTCGGCGTTCATGCTGCGCCCACTGTCAATCCGAGCGTGCGCCAGCTTCGCCTTGAGTTCCTTCGGTATCCGCAAATTATGGCGGTCGTCCGGTTCCTTCATGATGCGTTGTATGGCGTAAACCATAAAACGTCGGAATGGTGCAAAATTGGTTGATATGTGCCAACGATGTGCCATCGGCGGGGTCTAGCGCCCAAAATGGTTGACATGGCGGCGGGGCGAATGTTCCTATTATGTTCTGAGTAGAAGCGTGAGGGGGCAAACATTGTGGCAGGTGCAAGCGATGACGACCCCGGCGCCGCGAGAGGCGGTTGCCGCGGCGGGATATATGAAATGCTTGCTATGTACGACCAGTGGCGCCGGCTCCCGGCGGATCGGCGTCGGATGGCTTTGGATTATCTAGCCTATCTTTCAACACGCTCAAAAACCGGCGCGCCTCGGCCTTCAACTTCGGATCAAGGCCCGCCACGGCCAGCATAAATTCTTCGTCTTCCGATGTTTTTTCATGGCCGGTGAGAATGTACATGGCCGGGCTGGGGCCAAGAACCTGCAATATTTTGATGAAGCGGTCCAAAGTCGGACGCTTACCATTCTTGAGCATCTGCTGGACGTAGTTCGGTCCGCAGCCGGCAGCCTGGCTGATTTCCTTCATGACCCGGCCATCGTCTTTGATGGCCTTCGCGAAGCGTGGGTACCAGTCCTCTAACATGCTGCATCGCTTAGCATAATCACGCCTTCGCGTGTTGCACGTTATAGCGTGTTGACATGACACGCTATAGCGTGTTATGAGGTTGCACCATGAAGCGCGACCTCATTACCGACATCGAAAAATTCATGAAGGCGAACGGCATCGGTCCGCATCGCTTCGGCATCCTCGCTGTGAAGAACGGCAGACTTGTTGAGCGCTTGCGCGCCGGACGCCGCATCTGGCCGGAAACTGAGCAGCAAATACGCGATTTCATGCGCTCCCACTCCACCCCGGAGCGCGCCTCATGACCCGCGCAGCAACTCATGCGTCCACTTCAGCATCTCCATCGCAGCAATCGGCTGCGACGGATACTCGCGGACCGTCTCATACATCCGCTGCACCTCTGCGTCGAAGCGCTGGGGAAAGGCTTTATCTGATTCACCTAGCGCACGAGCTAATGCGACGAAAAGGGCTGCGATCCCCAAGTTCGTCTGCATTTGATGATCTAATGGCATCCGATCCTCCCGTCATTGTTATTGACGGCAAAGCCTACGACCTCTCCGGCCGCAAGTGGAGTCGGTCGGGCAGGTTGCCCGCCATCCTTGCCTGGCTCCTTATCCTCTCCATGGCCGCCATCGTCATCGCCACGCTGCTGAGCGGGGTGTGGTCATGAGCGGCCCCTTCGCATTCAGCGCTTTTCTTTATCTCTGCGCAGTCGGCGCGATCTTCATCGCCGCCGGCATCATCGATTGGGTGATGTCATGACCGCCCGCATAATCCCGTTCCTCCCCGCGCACGAAGCTGGTGGTGGCTCGTGCGCCAACTTGGCGAGCGGTGCCGCGTGCCGGCCCGCCGCCATTCCTTATTCTGCATGGGGTCCAAGCAACCGCTTCGACAAACTGTTCGACCCCGTGAAGTTCAACGACGCGCTGTACGAGCGCGAGATTGAGGTTGTTCGGGAGGCGATCAGCAATGGTTAGCGCGGCCGCAGACGGGGGCATTGTCCACGACCGCGCTGTGACGCGCGAAGGGGCACCCGCGCGTTTCCCGATTATCCTGCTTCGCGGCGTGCCGCTGCTGCGTTCTGCACGCGGCCTGCATTGGTATTCGTCGCCTGCATGTCCTGAAATCTCTTTGCCTGTTCGTCGTCCGCGTTGGCGCGCAGACGGCCGAGCAATCCTTGCGCCGCTTTGGCGAGCGGCTGCCATGTATCGGTTTCACAGTCGATAGGTGTGTTCTTCAACTCCATGTGCAGCAACTTGCAACATGGAGATTCCAAAATGGCGGAAAAGGCGTCCGGTAAGATGAGTATCATCGAAGTAAACTGGCAGAACGAGATCGGCGCTATTGCCGGTCCTTATGACGGCAACCGCAAAGGTTGGCTGTCTCGTGCTGCCCGTCGCGCCAACGTCACCTATCGCACCGTTAAGTCTCTCTACTACGGGGAGAGCACAAACCCGCGCCACAGCGTTGCCACAAGCATCCTTAGCGCAGCCGAAAAAGCACGAATTGAGGAAGCCCAACGCGATGCGAGCCACCTTTCGCAAATTTACTATCGACGTGCTGAAGCGCTTGCCGCGATCGATGCGGATTTTCATCGGCCAGAGATTGATGCGCTCGTCGAGGCGGCGCGCATCCTTGGCGGTGGAGATTGCGCCGGAGCTGATCGGGGAGGTGATGTGAAGTGACCAGCATCGCACTAAAATTCCACCTTGAGCATAAGGCGCGCCTTCGTCGCATCGAAGAAGCGGCGAGGCGCCATCAAGCCTCGAAGGTCGCCAAGGCGACGGTCGCAACCGTCCATGACATCGCGCAGGAGCGCATCCGGCGCGATTACGAGACGGCAAACAAGGTGCTGCCATATCTCCCGCTTGTGACGCGCATCAAGCGCGCTGTTGCTACAGAGTTCGGAATCACCGCTGGCCAGCTTGTCGGGCACGACCGCAAGGCAATCTACAGCGTCGCCCGCCATGTCTGCGTCGGGATCATCTTCGAGATGACCACCATGTCTTACCCGGCGGTCGCGCGACGCATGGGCGGCCGGGATCACACGACAATCCTCAGCTCACACAAGCGGGCGCAAGCCCTCTTTGCCGAAGAGGCTATTCGCAATCGTGTCGATCAGATCAAGAAAGGGCTGCAATGAGCCTGACACCAGAGCGCGACAGCGACATTCTCACGCAAACGACTTGCCCGCTCGAGTTGTTGGAAGGTCGTAAGGACGACGGCGCCAAGGACCCTTGGCATCTGGCGCCGTGGGATGCGTTCCGTGCCATTGTCATGGTGCTTCGTTTTGGTGCCAACAAATATGCTCCGCGCAATTGGGAGCGCGGCATGGCGTGGTCGCGCCTGTTCTCAGCAACTCAGCGTCATCTAACAGCTTGGTGGGAAGGCGAGAAGGCCGACCCCGAAACGGGCATGTCACACATCTGGCACGCTGGCTGCTGCGTCGCATTCCTCATTGCATTTGAGATACGCGGGATTGGTCAGGACGACAGGCCGATTGCCGGCGAGCTTGAGGGGAGGGGGTTGTGACCTGCATTCTTGGCATCGACCCCGGCCTGTCCGGCGCCGTCGCATTCTATTTCACCGATGCGCCGTCGCGCGTCGCGGTCGAAGATATGCCGGTCGCCGGCAAGATGGTGTCGGCGCCGCTCCTGTCCGACCTGATCCGTCGCTACGGCCCGGCCATCGCTGTGGTGGAAAGCGTCGGCTCGCGCCCGGGGCAGGGTGTTTCATCGACCTTTCGCTTCGGCACTGCCTACGGGATCGCGCAAGGCGTGATCGGCGCGCTGCAAATCCCGGTCGAGTTCGTCTCGCCACAACGCTGGAAAAAGCACTTTCGCCTGAACGGCGACAAGGACCTGTCGCGCTCCAAGGCACAGCAACTATTCCCGGCGTGCGCCACGTCCTTCTCGCGCGTCAAGGACCATGGCCGCGCCGAAGCGGCGCTGATCGCGAAGTACGGCGCAGAGACATTGTTTCCTCATTCATCGCAGGCCGCAGCATGACCTTCATCAAGCACCATTCGCCTTCGTCGCTCAACCTCTTCTGCGCCAGCCCGGCGATGTACGTCCTGGAAAAAGTCATCGGCGTTCGTCAGGCTGTCGGCGCGCCCGCGCATCGCGGCACGGGCGTCGAGGAAGGCGTGACGCACGGGCTTCTCAACCCAAATGCGTCTTTGGCCGATTGCGTCACGGCAGCATTCAGGAAATACGACACGGTTTCTGCGCTGTCAGGCGACGCTCGCCGTCAGGATTACCGCGCGACGATCCCGGCCATGGTCGAACAGGCGCTTACTGAGTTGCGACCCTACGGCGTGCCGAGCCGGACGCAGGGTTTCATCGAATGGAAACCCGAGGGGTTAGCGCTGCCGATTGTCGGATACTTCGACTACGAGTGGTCGCAGCACGGTATCATTGTCGATCTCAAGACGACCGAAAAGCTGCCATCACAGAACAAGGTGCCGCACGCGCGTCAGGTCGCGCTCTATGCCTCGTCCGACAACATGGACGGGCGATTGACATACGTCACCCCGAAGAAGTCGGCCACCTACCGCGTCGAGAATATCCGCGAGCACCGCAACGCGTTGCATCAGATCGCGCTTCGTGTCGAAAAATTTCTATCGCTATCGGACGACCCCGAGTTCTTCAAGTCGATCATCGTGCCCGATCTGGAGTCGTTTTATTGGGGCGGCCCGAACCGTCAGCTCGCATTCGAACATTGGAAAATCTGAAATCCCGCAAGGGTTGGCAACGCATCTGGCCTGATAGGTGCTTTTGTTGAAGAAGGAGAAGCCACATGGCTCTCGGATTGTCTACCGGTGGAAGTGGCGGCGACATCAAGCCGTTCGTGAAATACGACGCCAAGGCTGGCCGGCTGTTTCGTGCTGATCGTCACCAGCAGAGCGATGGTACCTATGCGTCGGAAACGACGGAGATCACCGACGCCGCTCAAATGGTTATGGACCTTGCCAACATTCGTGTTGGCTGGATTCACTATTCCAGCCAAGGCCCCGTTCGCCGCCTTGTTGTTCTCGGCAAAGAGGCGATCCCGCCGCGCCCGGAGGATAAAGGCGCCGATGGCAAGCCGGTGTTCAAGCAGGGTTTCGAGGTCGATCTGCTGCTGAACAAGGAGGCCAACGGCGGCAACTCCGCGCCGCGCGTGCTCGGATCGGCGGCCGGCTGCGTCATCGAAGCGATGGACTCCCTGCACGATGCCTATACGACGGCTGCGGAGGCGAAGGCCGGCAAGCTGCCCATCGTCAAGATCGCCGGCGTCTCTCCTGTCAAATCCGGGCAATCCACCAACTACAAACCGAACTTCGCCATCGTTGGCTGGATCGACCGGCCGGCAGCGCTCAACGAGGGAGCCACCGCAACGACGCCGACGCAATCCGCGCCTGCGACAGGATCAACCGTAGTGGCGCCGCCGTCGCAGCCGGCTCAGGTGCCGCAGCAGGCCGCGATTGCTGACGCGAGCGATTTTGGCTGATCCCATCAATCGACCCGACAACGTGACCGGACCCGCTGCGGCCCGGTCACTCTACCAGATCGCCGCGTAACGAGTAGAGGCCAGGAACAGATAGCCGGATAGTGGACGACGTGGGGCACACATCTACAGCGACCGTGACGCCGATGTACCAGCCGGACATCGAGGCGATGACGCGCCACGTCGAACACCTGTTCGGCGGCGCGCCCGCTGGCATGGTCGAACTGGCGTGGACCGACACTTCCCCCGACGACTCCGGCCGCTACCGTCTCCGCCACGCGCAGCTTTTCAGCACCAACAACCTGTCCGATCTCGTTGCCGAGGCGGCGCGGCTCAACGCGACGCCGATGTGCAACGTCTATATCGGCGCCGCGCTGCGTCACCCCGACACGCCACCATTCGGGCGCGCCAAGGACCACGACGCCTGCACCCTGACGGCAGCCTATGTGGATTTGGACGACCCCGGCGCCGCGACGGCGGCCAAGGACATTTATAAGGCGCTCAAGCCGACACTGGTCGTCGTCACCGGCCGCGAGCCGCACACCCGCGCGCAGCTTTGGTGGCGGCTCGACCAGCCAATGACCGACGCTGCACAGTGGCCCGAGTTGCTGAAGTCGATGGCGACCGCAATGGGCGCCGACACCAGCGTGACCAATCCATCACGCGTCATGCGCCTCGCCGGCACCGTGGCGTGGCCGGTCAAGCCCGGCCGCACCATTGAGCAGACCGGCATTGTGCCGCTCAGGGAGCCTGGTCAGGAGTCCTATTCTTTCGACGCGCTATCCTCCGCCTTCCCGACGCAACCAGCACCAGTGCCCGCCGCTGCGGCCCCTGCACCCGTCCGCATGGCGGCCGCGCTGAACGCAGCCAAGCCGACGGCGGATCGCTCGACCTTCTTCCGCCAGGTCAACGATCTGGCGCTGCGCAATGCGTCGTCATGGGTGCCCACAGTGTTCGGCGGCGCCGCCAAGTTTCAGCCTGGCACCGGTGCGTGGCGGATATCGTCCAAGGAACTCGGCCGCCACCTCGAGGAAGATTTGTCCATCGCGCCAACCGGAATTGTGGACTTTGGCGTCCACGACATGGGCGACGCGCGTCAGGGCAAGCGCACCCCGGTCGATATCGTCATCGAGCACGGCGGCGCGCCTGACGCCAAAGCGGCAGCGTTCTGGTTGTGCGAGCAGATTGGCGTGAAGCCGGAGGCGGTCGGGTGGCAGGAGGCGCATCCCGAACCCGCTACGTCACAATCGGTCGCAGAGGCCATCAGCAACGACTTTGCGCCTGCCGATGATATTTACGAGACCTTATCGCTTGCAGATATTGACGCACTACCGCCGCCATCATGGCTGGTCGAAGGATTGGTCCCGGAAAAAGGACTGACTTTCATTTACGGCAAGCCGGGCAAGGGCAAGTCGTTCATCTCGCTCGACATGGCGCTACGCATTGCACATGGCTTTGATTGGCACGGCAAGGAGTGTAAGCAGGGCGGTGTGCTGTATATCGCCGGTGAGGGCAAGGGCGGATATCGTAATCGCGTCCACGGCTGGCACCTTAAACATGGCTTGGTGGCCGATTGCGGCCCGTTCCGCCTATTGCCGCGCGCGGTGAATTTCATGAAGCTGGACGAGGTTGCAAAACTCGTCCGCACTGTTAAGGCCGTCGTAGGCGATGCACGCCTGGTGGTGGTCGATACCGTCGCCCGCGTACTCCCCGGCGCCGAGGAAAACGCCTCAAAGGAAATGGGTCTGTTCGTCGCCGCGTGCGATGCGATCAAGGACGCCTGTGGCGTCGCCGTGATCGGCGTCCATCACAGTGGCAAGGACGAAGATCGAGGCATGCGCGGCTCGACTGCGCTTGAAGGCGCCGGCGACTGCGTACTGCATCTCAAGCGCGACGATGACAGCAAAATCGTGTCAGTTCTCACAGAGAAGCAAAAAGATGGCGAGGAAGCTCCGCCGCTCTATCTAAAGCTTGAAGTGGTAGAATGGTTGGACGGCCTAAAGCAGGCGTCCACCCTGGTCCCCGAGGTAGCCTCATCGGCACCCGATAAGTCTGTTCTCGACAAGCCAGCCTGCCGAAGAATCCTCGATGAGGTTCGGCGCGCATGGGCCGCTGGCAAGCCATGGTCGAACGCTCCTCAGACGAAGCGTGACGGTCGATATCTCCCGTATTGGATGACGAAAGAAACTGGTTGCTCGGCCGACGAGGCCGAAAGGTTGATCATGGATTGGCTGACGAATGACGTGTTGTCGGTCGAACAGGCCAACTCGGATCGCAAGATTAAGGGTCTCAAGGTGATCGGAAGCATCGATTAGAGGGTCACGGAAGTCTACGGAAGTTCACGGAAGTCGGTAGCTAACCCATTGAAATCATTGGATGCGTGTTTACGGAAGTCTTACGGAAGTCTACGGAAGTCAGGGGTCTAAGTCATTGAAATCATTGTACGGAAGTCTACGGAAGTTCACGGAGGTAAGTCACCCTCTCCCGTAGGGAGAGGGGCGCTAGGGCGCCCTCTCCCGTAACGGTCGAGGACTTGGAGCATCGAACGATGGCACGAACGAAACTTTCCACCGTCACCAGCGACCGCCCTGCGATGGCATGGGCGGCGACAAACGGGATGTACATCGCAGGCCGGGCCTACATCGACGGCGCGGATCAGGCGGCGGTCGAGATGGAGGCGAAATGGGGATGCGACCGGCTGCGGCTGCTGGTCGGTCCCGAGCTGCGCGAGAAATTCGACCGCCAGCGCTATCTGTTCAACCAGGCAATCTGGCGCGGCGATCTGGAAGCGGTACGCCGGGAGTCCGGGCGGATGGTCAACGCATGGCAGGCACTCGACCGTGCGGCGACCGCTGACGGCAAGCAGATGCTCGATCCGCAGGTGTGGGAAATCCCGCTGATCGATCCGGGCATGCCAGACGACCCGGAACGTGCGGCCTACGTCGCCGCCATCGTGCCGGACGCGGCTTGCGCTGGCCGTGTCGTGGCCGATGGCCGCAAGGTCGTGGTCTACACGCTCGAGGAAATTGGGCGGCTGCTAGCGAACTATCCGCAGATCGCCAAGGCCAAGGCGGTATTCCCAGGTGCCGAAATCGTGGCGGTGCGGAGGTCGGTCGATGATCCACTCGACGCCATCGATGACACCGATAAGCCGCTCAACGACCCAATCGGGTTCTGAACCAAGTGACCGGCGTACGCTGGACCCGCGAGGCGGTCCGACTGAAGCGAGGGGTAGTTTCGATCATGGTGGGGCGGCCGAGGAAGCGAGGTAAGCGGGAGCCGAACGGGCGCGTAGCGCGGACCTATGTCAGCCCGAAGGCGCAGGTTGCCGCGCAGCCGCACCGGCGCGGCGTTGTCGCTGCGCTGCGGGATCGCGAGGAAGCAGGAACCGAGTTTGGGCGGATGATGCTGCGCGGGGCGATCTCGCCAGCCCAATACGAGGCTGGGCGGCTCTATGCGCTTCTGGTTGATCAGTTCCGGGTTGTGAAGGGCTATCCGCCATTCCATCCGCGCGGGATTGATCTGCTCGGGCCTGGCGGGCGGTCTGTCCGCGAGCCATCGCCCGAGACCGTGCAGGCGGTGACGGATCGGTACAACGCGGCCTTTGAGGCATGCCGGGAGGCTGGAAATCGAGCTCAGATCGCAGTGAAGGACCATGCCGTGCTCGACCGTCGGGTTTCAGACTTCGAGTCTCGCGACCTGTTGAAAGCTGGGCTCAACAAGCTTATCGCGCATTTTAGGCTTGACGAGACTCTGCAAATCAGTTCTCGTCAGAAATAGAAGCTGAGAAGTTATGCCCGCCCGGTCTTGCCGTGGCGGGTTTTGTGATTCAGGGTAGCGGCATGAGCGATTACGGGCACCCGGAGCCGACCCGGCTTGTGAAGGTGCATTTGCCCGGAGAGGCGCTTTGGGCCGAGCCGCTCGGTCTCCAAGACGGGAAGCTTGTCGCCCGCATCTACAGTGAGCCAGTTGCTACCAGCTTCCACGGCTACCGCCATGGCGAGGTAGTCGCATTCGATGACGACTATGGCTGGCGGGCGCCATCCAAGACGCTGAACTAATTCCGTCCTCGGAATATCGAGGGCGCATTCCTGTCGGAGGTTAAGATGGCCGAGAATCAAGTGCCTAATCTCGACGCTTCCGATGAAGCAGATACCAACATGGCTTTGGTGTCCGCAGACTACGACGAGTTCAAGCCGTGGACGTTGCGCGGTTTCAGGGTCGATTGGCGCGGTGGTGCCGCAACATTCGATACATTGGATCGCGCTCTCGATTATGCCAACAAGCGCTCCGCAAACGTGATGATCCTGTCGTCTGTTGATAATTACAAGGCCGACGAAAAGAAATTCGCTCTGCACTAGGCGCTTTCCTGTCGGGTTATCCGACCTGATGGAATTGTGGTTTAAAACCATAATTCAGAAAATATCTAAGTCATATCAGTGATTTGAGTTGTCCGGAATTTCCGGACGGCTGCCCCGCTTCGGCGGGGTTTTGTTTGAGGTAAGCCCATGACCATCCCCGTCGCCATCGTGATTCTATTCATCGGCTTTGTCGCAGGCGTCGGCGTTACGCTGTGGTGGGGTGCGCGGAGCATGGCGAGGATGGGGCGATGACCATGCAAATCCCTCTGTCTCAGATCGGATCGGCGGATCAGTTCGCATCCGCCGTCGAGGCGCATCGCAAGGCGTTAGAGGCTCATCGCGCCGGTCCCGCTGGCCGCTCAGCGCCATCGGCGCCGCCGATTGTTGAGGCTGTTATTGCCCGCGTGCCGGATATTGGGCCGGTAGATCGACGCGGCCCGGATCGCTTCGAGGTTCAGCCTTACGAAATCGTAGACGACAGACCAGTGAGCGAGGAAGCGCAGCGCGCCATCGCGACGTTGCGGGAGACCATAGGTTAATCGCACCCGCTCAGACCGGGGAGATGAGAAATGGGCCAAAAGCCTAAAGTAGGGCTGGATAGGAGCAAGACGGGGCGCGCAAAAGGCACGCCGAACAAAACTACCAAGGCGCTTAAAGACGCGATCCTGATGGCCGCTGAGGCCACCGGATGCGATGGCAAGGGCAAGGATGGCCTGGTCGGCTATCTCAAGCACGTTGCCGCGTCGGACGTGAAGGCTTTCTCGACGTTGCTCGGCAAGGTGCTTCCGATGCAGGTGACCGGCGAGGACGGCGGACCCGTGGTCGTCGAAATCCACCGCTTTGCGCATAACGCTTCCTAACGGGGTTTTAATGCTCATACTCTGGTGCTAATCTGCGCCGGCAATTACGAGCCGGGGAATTGTCGCTGGGCAACGCGCCAAGAGCAGGCCGAAAACCGGAGGCCGCGTGGCAAGAATCGTTCTGCCAAACAACTGGCGTCCAAGGCCATACCAAAGGGCACTCTGGGACTATCTTGAAAATGGCGGCAAGCGCGCTCTAGGCGTTTGGCATCGCCGCGCCGGCAAGGACGATGTGCTGCTGCACCGCACAGCCGTAGCCGCATTCGAGCGCCCCGCCACCTATTGGACGGCCCTGCCAGAATACGCCCAAGCCAGAAAGGCGCTATGGGCTGCGGTCAATCCTCATACAGGGCTGCGCCGCGTCGATGAAGCGTTCCCGCACGAGGTAAGGGAGACGACCAACGAGCAGGAAATGTTCATCCGTTTCAAGAACGGGTCAACGTGGCAGCTCATTGGCTCCGACAGATACAACAGCCTAGTGGGCGCGGGTGTGGCGGGCGTCACGTTCTCCGAGTTCGCTTTGGCGAACCCCAGCTCATGGGGCTACATCCGGCCAATGCTGGAGGAGAACAACGGCTGGGCAGCGTTCATCACGACGCCGCGCGGCAGGAACCACGCTCACTCAATGCTCAAGATGGCACAGGAAAACCCCAAGTGGTTTGCCGAGGTGCTGAGCATCCACGACACAGGGGCGCTGACGCCGGGGCAACTGGACGAAAGCCTGCGCGAATACATAGCGCTATACGGCGAGGACATCGGCCGAGCGCAGTTCGAGCAGGAATACGAGTGCAGCTTTAATGCGGCCATCCTTGGTGCATTCTATGCCCGCGAGATGGCGCAGGTCCGTAAGGAAGGGCGGATAGCAGATATCGAGCCTGTTCCTGGGCGACCGGTTCATCGGGCTTGGGATATCGGCGTTCGCGACGATACGTCAATCTGGTGGTTCCAGGTTGTTGGCGGGCAGCTATTCATTCTGGACTGCTACACGTCGAACGGCGGGGGCATCGACCACTATGCGGACTATGTGCACAAAATTCACGCTGATCGGGATTGGGCGCTAGGCACGGATTTTGTGCCGCACGACGCGGCGCACCGTCAGTGGGCGCTGCCGGGTGCGCGCACGATCATTCAGCAGATGGGATCATATGGGCTTCATCCGCAGCAGGTGCCGGACGCAACGAAGCTGAATGGCATCAACGCGGCGCGCAAGACGCTGGCGAGGTGTGTGTTTCATCCGCGGTGCGAAGAGGTCGGAATAGCGGCGCTAGAACAATACCGCCGCGAATGGGACGACGAGCGCAAGACGTTCAAGGCAAACGAAATTCACGACTGGACGAGCCATTTGGCTGATGCGTTTCGATACCTCGCCCTATCGTGGCGTGAGGTGTCGGAGCCGGTCATAGAGCCGAAGCACGTCCCGCCCGCCGGCAAGATATTTGCGCCGCTCCCGGTTGAGCCGAGCGGCAGAAGGATTCGCGTCTGATGGCAGATGACAATTCGGCCGTAGCGGTGCAGGACGACTATTCGTCCGAGCCGCCGCGTTCATCGAAAGAGTATCTGGACGCGATTGCCGAGGCTGAGAAGGCGTTTTCCGAGTATCAGGCCAAGGCCGACAATATTGATAAGCTCTATGCGAACCTGTCCCGGCTGGCAGCAGCCAATCGGGACCGCGAGTTCGCAATGTTCTGGGCCAACATCGAGGTTCTGAAGCCTTCGATCTATTCGCGCCCGCCGATCCCGGTCGTGGTGCCGCGCTTCAAGGATCGCCGGCCAGTCCCGCGCGTTGCCTCGGAATTGCTTGAGCGTTCGGCTATTGTCGCGTTCGAGCTTGAGGATATCGACCAGATCATGCGCATGGTACGCGATGACCTGGCTATTCAAGCCCGTGGCGTGCCGTGGGTGCGGTACGAAACCAAGGACGGCGAGCGAGCCTGCATCGAACATTGCGACAGGTCCGACTTTCTGCACGAACCTGCGCGCAACTGGAAAGAGGTCGGCTGGGTCGCCAAGCGCGCATGGCTGACTAAGGACGAGATGAAAGACCGCTTCAGCGAGGCGAGCGGCGATGCCTATCTTGAGGCGGAATATACGGTCAAGCGCGAGTTGAAGGACAACGCCGCGACTGACAGTAGGTCGAAGGCTGGCGTTTGGGAAATCTGGCACAAGACGCAGAACAAGGTCATCTGGGTTACGCCGGGCGTTGATGTGGTCCTTGACGAGGGTAAGCCGCACCTCAAGCTGGAAGGCTTCTATCCGTGCCCCAAGCCGGCTTATGGCACGGTGCAGCGCGGCTCGCTGGTGCCTGTGCCGGACATGCTGTTCTACAAGGACCAGTTGGAGGAAATCAACGAACTGACGGCGCGCATTGCGGCGTTGTCTGAGGCGGTCAAGGTCAAGGGTTTTTATCCGGCCGGTGCATCGGAGCTTGGTGACGCTATCGAGAGCGCCATCAAGAAGAACACCGACAACGCTGTTTTGGTGCCGGTGTCCAATTTCGCCGCGTTCGGCAATGGCAGCGCCAAGGACGCGATTGTCTGGCTGCCAATCGACATGATCACGGCGACCATTGCGCAGCTTGTCGAGTTGCGGCGCCAGTTGATCGAGGATGTTTACCAGATCACCGGCCTGTCCGACATTATGCGAGGCAGCACCGACGCCAACGAGACGCTGGGCGCCCAGCAACTTAAGAGCCAGTACGGATCGGTGCGTATTCGTGATCGGCAGGCGGAATTAGTGCGGGTGGCGCGCGATCTGGCGCGGATCGTAGCCGAGATCATGGCCGAGAACTTCTCGGAAGAAACCTTGCTCGAAATGAGCCAGTTGGAGATCAAGACCGAGGCTGATTTGCGGGCCGAGGCGCAGCAGATCGTGCAGGCGGCGCAGGCCCAGGTACAGCAGGCCATGCAGTCGCCAGAGATTGCCCAGCAGGCGCAGCAGAATCCTCAGATGGCGCAGCAGATGCTGGATCAATTGGAGCAGCAGACGCAGGCGCAGATTGAGGAATTGCAGAAGCAGCCGACGATTGAGAAGGTGATGACCTTGCTGCGTGAGCAGCGGTTACGGCCGTTTGTGCTCGATATCGAGACGGACAGCACAATCCAGCCTGACGAGGACGCCGCCAAACAACGGGCGACTGAGTTCGTCACGGCGGTTGGCGGCTTCATGCAGCAGGCGATAGCGGCGGTGCAGATGGTGCCGCAAGCTGCGCCACTCATGGCCGACACGTTGAAATATGTGGCCGGCCAGTTCCGTGCGGGCAGGGAGCTTGAGGCGTCGATTGTCGAGTTCGCGGACCAGATGAAAGCGCAGTCGCAGCAGCAGAAACCCAGCCCGGAGGCAGAAGCCGCCAAGGCGGAAGCGGAGGCCAAGCAGGCCGATACGCAGATGAAGATGCAGGAACGACAGGCAGACGCTCAGCGCAAGCAGCAAGAGGCTGCGCTTATCCAGCAGCGCGAGGACGCGCGGTTGAATGCGGACCTGACGAACAAGAAGGCCGATGATGAGCGCAAGGCGCTGGAAAGCACGTTGCGCATTGAACAGATGGCCGCGCAGGACCGCGAGCGGTCCGAAAAGCACCAGCAGGACATGGAAAAGGGCGCGCTAGAGCTTGAGAAGCTTCGCCTTGAGATCGGGCGCGTGCAGGTGCAGACCGAATCCCTGCAAGCCACGACGGCGGCCAAGATCGAGCAGACGCAGACCCAGACTGAAAATTCCGTTGCGTCAACTCATGCCGGGATCGAGGCGCAGCGAGCCAAAGCCGAACAGTCCAAGCAGAAGGAGCCTGCTTGATGTCGTATGCCGAAAACTACAAGCTGATCGACTTTTCGAAGGATATCGTGATCGAGCGCAAGCCGCGTCAGACCCCGGCGCGCTCCGATTTGCCCGTCCCGTATGTGGTATCCGACCATATGGACCCAGTGCAGCATCCTTGCACAGGTGAGTTCTTCACATCGAAGCGGATGTTCCGCGAAGTGACCAAAGCCCACGGATGCATTGAGGTGGGCAACGACCCGGCGCGCTTGCGTCCCAGGCCGAAGCCGAAGCCGGATCGCAAGGCCATCCGCAAATCGATCCAGAAGGCTTTTGAAATGCACGCCAGCGGCGTGCGCCCTTAACGTCCTCTCAGACAGGAAAATCTCATGACTGACACCGACAACGGTGCGGCTCCGGCCGCCGCCGAGCCGAATCTTGCGCCCATCAGCGAGGCTCCCGCTAACCCGACCAACCCGATTGAATCGAGCGGGCCGGAGAAGGCGCCGGAGCCGGTTGCTGAGGTCAAGCCGTCATCGTCGGTCAAGGAGGCCATTGAGCGTGCCGACGCGAAGCTCAAGGCGCAGCCGGAGGCGAAGGTCGAAGCGAAGCCGGAAGCCAAGGTAGATGCGGCCAAAGGCGAGCCGAAAGCGCGAGACGAAACCGGCAAGTTTGCCCCGAAGGCGTCCGCTGAGCCGCAGCCGGCCGCGCCTGCCGCAGAAAAGCAGCCGTCTGTTACCGAGCAGCCCAAGCAGCCGACAGCATTCCACGAGGCCCCAAAACGGTTCTCTGACGATGCCAAGGCGGCATGGGAAGCTGCGCCGGAGCCGGTACGGGCCGAGATTCACCGCGCGGTGAAGGAGCTTGAAACCGGGATCACGCAGTACCGTGATGTTGTCGAGCCGCTGAAGCCTTATTTGCAGATGGCGCAGCAGCACAACACGTCGCTGACCAAGGCGCTCGATCAGTACATTGGACTTGAGCAGGCGCTCAAATCGCAGAACGTCAACGAGAAGCTGGCGGGTATCGAGGAAGTATTCCGCCACGCCGGTATCAGCCCGCGAGACTACGCGGCTCATATCCTCGGTCAGTCGCCGGACCAAGTGCAGAGCCAGCAGGACGCAACGATTGCCGAACTGCGTCAGGAAATCTCCGGCCTCAAGCAGCAGCTTGGCGGCGTGACGCAGAGCGTGCAGACGCAGCGTGAACAGGCCGCGTTGCAGGAAGTCAACAAGTTCGCGGGGGACCATCCGCGCTTTGAAGAATTGGCCGACATCATCGTTGAAGAGATGAAGCACGGCTACTCGTTACAGGATGCCTATGACAGGGCAGAGCGGCTCAACCCCGCGCCGGTCAAGGCTCCTGCACCATCGCCGGTCATCCCGGCACAACCCGCCGATGCTCATACCAAAGGCACCAAATCCATTTCCGGCACTCCATCGCCCGGCTCATCCCCGAGTGCGAAACAGTCGCCGTCACCCTCAATCAGGGACGCGCTCAAGCGCGCTATGGCGCGGGCGTCCTAACGCTCAAAGGACAGAGCAATGGCTATCAACCCTGTTGCACACTATCAGCAGGTTCTGTCGATGGCGCTGGAGGATCGTGCCAGCGGCTATCAGGACCTTGTTTCCAACTCCAACGCGCTGCTCGCTGTTATGCGGCGCAAGGGCCTGTGGAAGGAATATTCCGGCCCGCGTATCCGTGAAACCCTTCAGATCGCCAAGCCTGACGGCCAGTGGTATTCCGGCTACGACTTCCTGAACAACGCTCCCATCGAGTTGTTCAACGACGCCTATTTCACTCCGAAAATGGTGGCGGTGCCGGTCACGCTCTCGCTTGAGGAAATCCTCAACAACGCCGGCAGCAACCAGGTCATGGACGTGATGGAGTCGTATATCGAGGCTGCGGAGCGCTCGCTGCGTGACCTGATGGACGAGGCCATTCACTCCGACGGCACGGCGGACGGCGGCAAGCAGCTTGGCGGCCTCAAGGTGGCGGTCCCGACCGTGACCAATTCGGGCGTCTATGGCGGTATCAGCCGCGTGGATCACGCCATCTGGCGGACTTCGACCTTCGATGCTCATACCGATTTCGCCGGTATCGGCACGCAGGTGACGAAGGACACCATCCGCCCGATCCTGAACAACATCATGACGCAGCGTTCGCGCGGTCGTCGTGGTGCCGATCTGCTCCTGATGTCGCCGGAACACTATGCGGCTTACGACGCTGCGACCGCCGCCATTCAGCGCATCAATGACGAGAACAGCCTCGGCAAACTCGGTTTCACGTCGCTGAAGTATTACGGTGCCGGCCGGACTGCGGAGATCGTGCAGGATGGCGGCATTGGCTCGAACATGCCGGCCAACACCACCTATGGCCTTGAGACGGACTCGCTCCGCCTCCGCTACAACCCGAACCGCAACTTCTCCAAGCTGTTCGAGGGCGAGGGCATGAAGCCGATCAATCAGGACGCCATCGTTCAGTATATTGGCTGGATGGGCGAACTGACCCAGGTCAACCCGCTGTTCCAGTGGAAGCTGATCGATAGCAATACCACGTCTTGATCATTGCGGGCGGGTTACGGCCCGCCCGTCTCCCCATCTTCATCAATTCTGACATAGGAGGCCGATATGGCTTTCACGTTTATGACGCCCCAGCTTGGGGCACCGGCTGTCGGCAGCGTCCACAGCACCGACTACGTGCCGCAGTGGAAACTCGGTGACATTGCTCGCGCGACTGACCCGGATTATGGGGCGGGCGAGTTCATCTACCTCAAGGGAGCGGCTAATACCGCAGTTGGATCGGTCGTGGTTTACAATGCCGACGACTTTTCGACCGCGCTGGCCGCCGCAAATGCTATCGGCCCGGTCGCGGTCGCCATGTCCGCCAGCGTGGCTGACAAGTTCGGCTGGTATCAGATTCAGGGCAAGGCGGTTGTCAAGGCCGGCACGGTTGCTGACGACGCTCTTGTTTACCTGACAGCCACGCCGGGCACGGTCGATGACGCCGTTGTGGCGGGCGACCGCGTGAAGGGCGCCAAGTTCGCGAGCGATGACGGCACGCCGGCAGTGGGCTTTGCTGAAGTCGAGATCGCGCGCCCGTTCGTAGATGACGGCTCGGCGGCCTAACTAACCTGGCGGGGCTTCGGCCCCGCCTTTCATATGCGCAATCCCTCAGACGGAGAAATTCAAATGTCGAACAATGATCTGATCGTTCCTCGCTTTTTCGTGCATACCATGCAGGACAACAAGGCCACGCGCGAGCAGGGCCGCCCGATCTTCAAGGACGTGGAATGCGTCGAAATCCGCATGGCGGCCAACAAACAGACTGTGGCGGTGTTCCCGGCTCACGAGGTTTGGCAGTGGGGTGAGATCGACGGTATCCGCCAGCCTATCACCTACGCGATGCGCTTCCCGGACCAGTACAAGCGCTTCAAGGCCAACGAGGCGCAGGCCATGACTGGCACACCGCTGGAGGAACTGCCTTTCCTGACGCAGGCGAAGCGCTCCGAGTTGAAGGCGCTCAGCATCTATACCGCCGAGGCGCTGGCCTCTCTCGACGGGCAGCCGCTCAAGCAGCTTGGCATGGGCGGCCGTGAACTGAAAAATCAGGCGCAGGCGTACCTTGCGAATGCGACGGACAGCGCGGCTGTGACACGGCTGGCGAGCGAGAATGAATCGCTGAAAGCGCAGCTTGCAGAACTTCGTTCTGAAGCCGCCGCGCCGGCTACCCAGCAGCCATCCCCCTTCGATGACATGGACGCCGAGACCCTGAAATCGTGGATCGCGGATGCCAGCGGCCAGCGACCGCGCGGAAATCCGAACCATGAGACGTTGGTGCGCATGGCAAGCGAGATCAACGACCAGATCAAGGCCAAGAAAGAAGCGGCATGACCGTCCTTTCAGCCTGCCAGTCGGCCGCGACCCGCCTCATCGGTGAGCGGCCAACGACCATCTTCTCATCGTCTGAGAAGTTCGAGATGGAGCTTGCCGATCTGTCTACCGAGACGGCAATCGCCATCGCGAAGGCGCATGACTGGCAGAGGCTGACCAAGATGGCTACGCTGGTGGGCGATGGATCAACCGTCGCTTTCAGCCTGCCGGCCGACTACGACCGCATGATGAAGGATGGCGGAGTTCATTCGTCGCTGTTTTCGACTGCGATGTTCAGGAAGGCGAACGATCTGGACGAGTGGCTGTTCTTGCAGGATGAGGTCACGACCGGAATGCCGGGGAACTGGATCATCCTCGGCGGTGAGATGCAAATCATGCCCGCCATCGCACCCAATGAAACAGCGCGTTTCTATTACATCAGCAATCAGATCGTGAGCGGAGGCAAGAGCGCATTCGACGCCGACGACCAGATGTTTGTTCTCCCCGAACGGCTCCTGACGCTCGGCTTGATCTGGCGCTGGCGGGCGCAGAAACGCATGGAGTATGCGGAGGACCTGACTAACTATGAGCTTGCGCTGTCCGAAGAGATCGGGCGCGACAAGGGGCAGAAGCCGTTGACTATCGGTCATCAGCGCATCCCTGCCGGCGTAAACACGCCATATCCGGGCAATCTCGGGGTTTAAGATGCGCCGCCCGGCTGCACGGACCAAGCCCCGCATTGCGCGAATGCAGAGTTTCCCCGCGCCCGTCAACGGTTGGATCAGGAATATCAATCTCGCAACGCCAGATGCGCGCCTGCCTGATGGTCGGAAGGTCAATGGCGCTGCCATGCTGGTCAACTGGTTCCCGATGGCAACCGGGATCAGGATGCGCGGTGGGACAGATTACTATGCTCAGTTGGATGGTGGCCCCGATCTTGAGGCGCTGTTTACATATGTTAACGGCAATAATCGGTCGCTGTTCGCGGCAACTCATGACAGCATATTCGATATCTCGTCGTCGGTATTCAGTTTTCTGGTGGATGAGGATGACAACACGCTGGTTGATGATCTGGGTAACGCGCTGATCGACAGTTCTCTCACCGCGACCGTAAACGGCTTCACCAGCGGCAAGTGGTCAACTGCTCAGTTCGCAACGACCGGGGGCGTCTTTCTCGATCTTGTAAACGGCTCTGACAACAAGCTGATTTATGACGGGGCGAATTTCTATCCCGTAACCGACCAGGACCTGACCGCACTTAATTATGACGGCGGGACGGTGGCCTTTACGGTCGGACAGGTGTTGACGGGGGGCACGTCGGCTGCGACGGGGACCGTCGTCAAGGTGATTGGCGACGCAGTTGCAGGAACGCTCTGGCTTAGCGGCACGGCCGATGCCTTTCAGAATGACGAGGTTATCACAGACGGACTCGGCGGGGCCGCCGTTGCTGATGGCAGTAATCCTCTCTTGTTCGGCAAGCTTACCGGCATTGAAACAAACAAGCTGTCGCACAATTGGGTCTACAAGAACCGCCTGTTCTACGTCGAGAAAGACAGTCTGAATTTCTGGTATCTGCCCGTTGATAGCATCACCGGCGCCGCAACTAAGTTCTCGATGGGTGGTATCTTTCCGCTCGGCGGGTCGTTGTTGTTCGGTGCGTCGTGGTCGATTGAGTCCGGCGACGGCCTGTCCGAGCAGTGCGCCTTTTTCTCAACAGAGGGAGAGGTTGCGGTGTTTCAGGGCCCGGACCCGTCCGACGCCGCGAAGTGGTCAAAGGTTGGCGTCTACCGGATAGGCAATCCGCGCGGCCCAAAGGCATTCATTCGTGCCGGCGGAGACCTCGTGATCGCTACAGATATTGGTTTTGTGCCTCTTTCAATCGCCACTCAGCGCGATATCGCCGCCTTGTCGCCGTCAGCGATTTCATACCCGATCGAAGTCGCTTGGAACGATACTATCCGTGAGCGCTCGTTTGCAGACTGGAATTGCATCGTGTGGCCGACAAAGCAGATGGTTCTTGTCGCGCCGCCGACGCGGGCCGACCAGGAGAAGCAGGTTCTTGTCGCTAACGCCCGGACCGGGGCATGGTCCCTGTTCACCGGACTGGATGTGACATGCTTCGCTCTTTTTGACGACAGGCTGTTCTTCGGCTCCAAGAATGGCGTCGTGGCTGAAATGGAAGTAACCGGGTCTGATCTCGGGTCGCCCTATGTAGCGACCGTGGTGCCATTGTTTGATCCGCTGAAAAATCCGGCCTCGCTCAAGAACGGACTACTGGCACGCTCCACAATCCGAGCGACGAGCGATGTGCGTGTGAAACTGTCATTGCAGGCGGACCACGATATCAGGCTACCTGCGCCGCCTGATGATATCTCGGTGGCTGTCGGCAGCGTTTGGGGCGGCGCGCAGTGGGGGCAGGGCGTCTGGGGCACCAAGGCCGTCAAGACAACGATCAGCGATTGGCAGTCGGTGGGCGGCACGGGCTACGCCCTATCAATCGCCGCACAGACAACGAGCGGTTCGGCTTCTGCGCCGGATGTCGAGTATGTGCAGACCGAACTGACTTACGACATGGGCGATATCGTTACATGATCGAGGCGAGGCTTGTCGATCCCGACCGGGAGCACGACCTAACTCGCGCGGTAGGCGATTTCGTGTCTGTTCGTATCTTCGGGCGCCCCGGGCTTATTGACCAGTATGTCGCGATGGCTGTTGTGGATCGTGGTCACGTCATTGCTGGAGTTCTTTACAATAACTGGCACCCGGAAAATGGCGTGATCGAAATGCACGCGGCATCGGCCGACAAGAGATGGCTGACGCGGCCAGTGTTGAAAGCAATATTCGCCTATCCGTTCGATCGAATTGGGTGCCAGCTTTGCGTCCTGCGCGTTTCTGAGCGCAATGCGCCGATGCTCCGCATCGCGAGGGCGTATGGGTTTAACGCCTATCCGATCCCTCGCTTGCGAGGCCGAGATGAAGCGGAATATATCCTGACGCTGACGGATGACGATTGGCGCTCCAATCGATTTAACAAGGATGCTGCTTGATGGGCAAAAACACGCCTACACCGCCTCCGGCGCCCGATCCGGTCAAGACTGCCGAAGCGCAGCAGACCATGAACCAGAACACTGCGACCACGCAGCAGCTTCTGAACATGGTTAATCAGGTCACGCCGGACGGCTCGTTGACCTATAACCAGACGGGATCGAACAGCTTTGTAGGAGCGGACGGAAAGACCTACACCGTCCCGCAGTTCACGGCGACGCAGACGCTATCTCCGACCGGTCAGAAGCTGCTGGATACGACGAACGTCACCAAGCAGAATCTTGCCGACGCTGGCGTTACCGCCTCGAACACGATCAACAGCGTCCTCGGTAAGCCCGTCGATCTGAGCAATGACGCGGTTGAGAACCGATTGTTCGAGCTTGGGTCGGCGCGGCTGACGCCGCAATTCCAGCGCGACGAAAACGCGCTGCGTACGCAGTTGATCAACGCTGGTATTCGGCCTGGCACCGAAGCCTGGAACACCGAAATGACGCGGCTCGGTCAGAGCAAGAGTGACGCGCTGAACCAGCTTGTTCTCGGCGGCCGGCAGCAGTCGATCAACGAAATCCTGACCGAACGCAACCAGCCGCTCAATGAGATCATTGGGCTCATGTCCGGGTCTCAGGTGAGCCAGCCAGGTTTCACCAACACGCCGCAATCGCAGGTGGCCGGTGTGGATTATGCCGGCATGGTGCAGAATAACTACAACAACGCCATGAAGCAGTATCAGGCGGACATGAGCAGCAACAACGCCGCGATGGGCGGCATGTTTGGACTTGGCGGTACGCTCGGCGCGGCGGCAATCAAGTATGGCGCGCCGCTTATGCTTTCTGACCGTCGTGCCAAGGAGAATATCCGGCGCGTCGGCACACTCGACAATGGTCTGCCGGTCTATCTGTACACCTACATTGGCGACGACACGCCGATGATAGGGGTGATGGCTGATGAGGTTGAGGTGGTCGCCCCGCATGCCGTCGTGACCGGGGCGGACGGTTTGAAGCGCGTGAACTACGCCGAAGCGGTGAGGGCCTGACAATGGCGGTTCAAGCGGCAAGCCCGTTTGTTTGGGGCGCTGGCGGCGCCCGCATGACGCCTGACGAGATTGCGGCCGAGCGCAAGGTGGCTCAGGCTCTGATGCAGCAGGGCATGGATTACTCGCCCATCCAGTCGCCGTGGCAGGGCGCGGCGCGCGTGGCGCAGGCGATGATGGGCGGGCTGGACTCGGCACGGGCGGACGCTGCGGCGCGGGCGAATGCCAAGGCCGAGGCGGACCTACTGTCCGATCCGGCCATTTTCGGTTTGCCGGCACAATCCACGGCGGCGCCGGCTGTCTCTACCCCGATGGGCGCGACCAGCATCCCGGCCGGCAAGGACGAGTTTGTGAACTCGGTCATGCCACTTGCGCAGGAGGCATCGGCCAAGACGGGTCTGGACCCGCGTCTGATCGTTGCTCAGGCCGCGTTGGAAAGCGGTTGGGGGAAGAGCTCGCCGGGCAACAACCTGTTCGGAATCAAGTCACACGGCCAGCCGGGCGGTAACGTCCTGCCAACGACCGAGGTTGTGAACGGGCAGCCGGTGCAGACCACGGACAGTTTCCGCGCCTATGGC